AGAGTGCAATGCCCAAAAATTTACAGATCTATTATTAGTATCACTACCTATTCTAAACTCTAATCTATTGTTAGACTCGTTATAAAAAATTCTTATCTGTTGGTTTCTAGCTGTGCTACTACCATCGTTCATAGCAAGAAAATGTATATTAGTATTTAGATTATTATCCCAACCAGCTTTTATCCAAAAGCCAATAGTAAAAGCGTTTTCTTGTGTTAAGCTATAAGCTTCTGTTTCAGCTATATGGACAGATTGACCGCTACCAGTTGTTATAGATTTTGCTACAGCATTATTATCTGCAAACAAAACATTAACAACACTATTTATTTTAGCCATACTAGCTTTTGCTAAACTACTTACTTTAGCTATACTCGCTATTGCTATTGAGTTTATTTTATTTATAGCCATTACGCAGTAACTTCTACAAACGTACCGTCTGGATTAAACCATATATTACCATTAGTAGCGTGTAAGCAATAACCAACGACTCTAACTACCGCGTTGTTTGTTGTAGGTGCAGTTGCTGTAGCTCTACCAGCTGTTTCAGAAACAAATAACACATCGCCAACAGCTCCAGGATCTGCGCTAAGTGTAGCCATACCTCTAAGCAACATACCATTTGTGTTTGATGCTGCACCTAAAGCAACTGCTAACAACCCATCACAAGTAGCAACAGCGCTAGCATCTGCTAACTCCCAAGTACCATCTGATTTATAATGATATATACTACCAGCAGTCATTGAAGTTGTACTACCAAAATAAACTATATCACCTTTAGCGTCACCTGCTGAACCGCTTGCTACTTCAAATTCTCTTACGTTTGCTTTTATTCTACTTGAAAAAGTTACAACACCACTGTCATCAATACTTATAGCGTCTGTATCAGAGGCAGAGCCTATAGTTCCATCATCTGCTACTATTATGTTACCTGTAAAAGTTGCGTTAGTGCCAGTAATAGTAAGTCTATTGCTACCACCAGTATTAACCACAAACGTGTTAGCCGCGCTATAACCAATGTAAGTGTCAGTATCGCCATTGTGATATAAGTAACTAGCCATTTCTATAGTATCATAAAAAATAGAAGCTCTATTAACTAATACTTTAGCTGAACTACCGTCTAGCTGTATATAAGTAGTCGTACCGCCACTACCATCGTCTGATTTTAATAATATATCTTTATCGTCTGCAAAATTTTGTATTATTAAATCACCAGTAGTGTTTTGCAAATATGTGTGAGAGCCGTCATGCCAAAGTCTACCATCACTTCCACTACCAAGATGAATTTTGCTATTATCAGGAAATACTGTGGCTAATGCTGTTGTAGCGCTGCCATCATGTGTAGCTTGACTACCGTCTAAAGAGAAGTATGTAGCATTGCCACCACTTCCATCATCACATTGGAAAAGTATATCACCATCATCTCTAGTTTGCCTTATATATAAATCTCCAGTGCCTCCATCAGTAATATAAGTGTTGCTGCCATCATGATATATATCTAAATCTCCTCCATCTCCAAACTCTGCTTTAACGTTATCTCGGTATCTAATGTTTTTATAAGCTTGAGTATACCCAGCACTACCATCTAAAGTTAAGTAAGCAGTCACACCACCTGACCCATCATCTGATTGCAATATTATATCAGCATCGTCGGTTGTATTTCTAATAAATAAATTACCAGTACCTTCTTGGCTTATATAACTATTATTACTATCATGATTTATTTTTAAATCATTTCCAGAACCTATATATATATTAACACCATCGTCAAGTCTTAAAGCGTTTTGAGTTGTGTCCCAAAACATATCATATCCATTAGTGTCACCAAAAAACGTTACATCATGTCCAGCACTACCACCACTTGCACCAAAGTTTACTGGCACTGAAAAATCTACGTCTTTTTGACTACCATCTAAAGTTAAGTAAGCTGTAGTTCCCCCAGAACCATCATCGCAAGAAAAGTTTATATCAGAATCATCAGTAGTGTTAGTAATATTTAATTCACCAACATAATTTATTATAGAAGAATTTGTTCCGTTGTGCGATATTTGTAAATCAGCACCACTACCAACCTCTATAGATGTACTGTCTTGAACTCTAATAGGTTTACTAAATATAGTTGTTTCTGCACCACCATCAACTCTGAAATATTCTGCATCTCCACCAGAACCGTCGTCACTTTGAAATGATATATCTGCGTCAGTAGCACGCGCCATAATATATAGATTACCAGTGCCGTTTTCTATATAACTATTATTAGAATCATGGTATAGTTTTAAATCAGCTCCATTGCCAAAAACACCTTTAACATTATCTCTAAATAATAAGTAATCTTCGCTTTCATCCCAGTGTAAAAACCTACTAGTAGTTGCGCCATAAAACTTAACATCATAACCAGTGTCGTCTTGACCTACCGTAACAGTTCCATTAAATGTTGTTGTAGTACCATCAAACACAACTGTTTCATCACCATCATTAGGCATTATTTTAAATTGTGTACCGACAGATAATAATCTTGTGTATTTAGAGTTATCAGCTATTCTAATTTCACCAATACTATCGCCAGAACTTTTAAACTCTGCAACAAGATTATCACTTCCAGTATCAACTATTAATTTTTTAGCTACATTAACTGTAGTTTCGCTACCATCTAGTGTTAAATATGCTGTTACTCCACCCGAGCCGTCATCGCTTTGAAATATAATGTCTTTATCGTTAGCATTATTTATAAACTTTAAATCTCCAGTAGCATTTGTTATTGTGCTATCTGTAGCGTCGTGTTGTATTAGCAAATCACCACTAGAGCCTATTTGTAAGGAAATATTATCAGGTAATCTTGTAGCTTTATAAAGGAATACCATGCTTTCACTACCATCTAATGTAATATAAGCTGTTTCACCACCACTTCCATCGTCGTTAGAAAATATTATATCAGCATCAGCAGTAGTATTTCTAATTTCTAAATTACCAAGATTATTGTAAATCCAACTTTTAGAACCATCATGATATAGCTGCATATCTTTACTAGCGCCAAGTGCAATTACAGAATCATCAGGCCAAACTGTATATTCATTATTACCCGTAGCAGAAGAGCCATCTAAAAAGAAATAGGTTTCAGTCCCGCCACTGCCATCATCTGATTGAAAAATAATATCACCGTCATCAGCGCTATTACGTATTTCTAAATTACCCGTTGTATTATTAAATAAAGTTTTAGTACCATTGTGATACATACTAAAATCTTTAGCACTACCTAAAGATATTATAGAATTATCTGGCCATTGAGTATACGCAGATGTATTTGCAGAGCCATCATGAGTTGCTGAGCTACCGTCTAATTTAAAATATTCTGTTGTTCCTCCGGAGCCATCATCAGACTTAAATATTATATCTTTGTCGTCTGCTGTGTTTTGTATTTCTAAGTCACCGTTTTGACTTACGATATAATTATTAGTACCATTGTGATTGATATACATATCACCACCACCACCAAATAAAAGGTTTGTACTATCATTAAACAAAACATTTCTAGAAAATATACTTCTTGCTTCGTTACCAGCTAATCTAAAGTATTCTGTTACACCACCGCTACCGTCATCTGACTGGAATATTATATCTTTATCGTCTGCATAATTTCTAATATATAAATCACCAGTATAATTATTCATATTAGTATCAGTAGCATCGTGAAAAATTTGAAGATCATCACTGCTACCAAGTTTTAATACCTTACCATCAACTAAATCTAAACTTCCATAAAGATTAATATTTCTATCATAATCGTAAGCGTATGGCACGTTATATTCAGGACCTTGACCTTGATCACCATGTCTTCTTGTTAAAAGCTGTATACTACTTACCTGTACGTTTTTATTATCTGTGTTGTTACCTTTATCTAAAGTAACTCTCATGTGACTGTCACCACCGTGACCGTCTAAGTAGCAATAAACAGTTTTTGCGCTAGTACTACTAACTGTGCTTTGATGTCTTTGTGTAGAATCGCTAGAAAAACCATCGCTAGACGTGTCAACAGTAACAGTTACATCAGCTGCAGAACTAACATAAGTAAAACATATTTTTAAAAATTGAGCAGCCACATAAGCAACGTTAGTAAAAGTATACCTAGTAGCCTGTTCTTCTGTGGCAAGCGATCCATCAATAACAGTTACACTAGTATCTGTTCTTAAGTCAAAAACATTTGACTCTAATGTCATTGAAGAAAAGTTTGTACCGTCTGTAGATATTTCTTGCGTTATAGTGTAATTGTGTCCAAAAGCTAAAACATCATGAAAGTCTAATGGAAATGGCATCGCGTTTAGCTTTGTTTCAGTACTACTCATTGAGTACTGATCGTTTGAAGCGTTTGTAAACAAAACGTCATCAGCCTCGTCAACTGTTATGTTACCAGTCATTGTGCCACCAGATAAAGGTAATGCGTTTGCCGTATAACTGTAACCTAATATTTTATCTTCAACAGCTGCAGATGTCATTATATGGTTGTCATCATTTGTAAACTCACCACTATCGTCAATACCTGTTATAGTATTACCGTCCATTACAAACCCATAACCTGTAAATTCTAAATTACCACCTGCTATAGCTAAATTATTACCGCTATGTGTTAAAGTAACATCACCGTTATCAAAATTAACAACAGCCCCACTATCTAAAAATAAATCAGAAAAGTTTAAGCTTGATGTGCCTAATGATACAGCATCTGTTGTTATTGGTGCTAAAGCTGTTTGTGTTAATCTAAGTCTGTGACCAGCAGCTACTCTAAAATCTATTTGATTGTCTGTAGTAAAATCTATAAGATTATCTGCGTCTCTACCAAACTTAGCAGATGTACCAAGCACTGTACCGCCTACAGTTGTAGCGCCTGCAAGATTAGCGTCACCTTGTACATCTATACTGCTCATAGAAAGAGCACCAGCCTGTGTTAAAGTCATAGCTGTAGATAAACTACTACCACTACCATCGCCATGTTGCCATTGCCATACACCAGTTGTATCTGAAGTGTTACTATCCCACTGCTGAAAAATAGTTTTTATTGTACCACTAGTTTCATCTTGCCTATGTATTAACACAGCATTTCTATCAGCTGTATACACACCCCAATATTGATTTTCATCTCTACCAACTTTAAGTTGAGGTTGTGTCATTTGTGCTGATGAAACTGTAAATATACCAAGCCCGTAGTCATCAGTATCGTGATTAATTTTTAGTTGACTTTCGCTTGTGTCCCAAAGCATTTGCTCACCTGTAGCAGCGCCATAAAATCTTACATCATGACCACTAGTATCTTCACCAACATTTAATGGAACATTTATTTGTATAGTTTTCTCACTACCATCTAGTCTAAGATATGTTAATACACCGCCAGAACCGTCGTCACATCTAAATAATATATCTTTATCATCTTCACCGTTTGTTATATAAAGATCGTCAGAGGTAGTAAATATATTTGCTGTTCTATTAGTATTAAAATGAACAACGTGTCCATCTCTAAATCTAGAAGCAGAACTTGTGTTTGTTACATCAAAGTTGTTAAAAAAAGACTCACCTGAAGCTTGAAAAGTACCTGTTATGCTAACTACTTTGCTTGGTGAGCTATTAAAAAAACCTATTCTACTATTTTCTGCATCAATTCTAATAGCCTCTACAGTACTACCACCGTCGTTTATATTAAATACAATATCTTTATCGCTAGTTGTATTTTGTATTATAAGCTCGTCGTTATTTACATATATTTCAGCATCTTCACCAGTGCCAAGTTTTATTTTATTATCATCCGGAAAACTTATATCACTATGAAATTTTTTACTCATAAGATTTTATTTAATTATTCTATGTATATGCTATTGATCCAGCTGTTGCGCCTGCTAAGCTTGTAATTAAAGCTCTACAGTCGTTTGGAGGTGCAGTACCAAAATCAATTGATACTACAGAAGTACTAGCAGTACTAAAGTCATCTGTTGTTCTAGCTATATCACACATGATATTAGCTTCTGTTGTTTTGTCATAAACTTGTACTATTATATCAGCTGTACCTAAGTTATGTGTTATTGTTACTATATTTTGATCTGTTAAACTTGATACATCAATATCAGCTACAACCATGCGGTTTGAAGCTATTTCAGTGCCAAAATACGTAGCAAAAGTTTCAACTTTAGTCATACGCATTGTGCCACCATCGTTTGTAAGTATACCGTCACCATCTGCTACAGCCGTAGTACCTCTTGCGGTACCACCGTCAATTAAGTTAAGTTCACCTGTAGTTGCAGTTATTCCGTCCATTACATTTAACTCTGAAGCAGTAGCTGTAACACCATCTAATATGTTAAGCTCAGAAGCTGTAGAAGTTACACCGTCTAAAATATTAAGTTCAGATGTGCTTGCTGTAATACCGTCTAAAACATTAAGCTCAGATACTGTAGCAGATACAGCTGTAGTACCTGGATCATTTGACAATATAGGTATATGACCAGTTATGTTTGGCAGTGTGTATGTTTTATCAGAACTAGCTACAGCAGATTTAAGTATAGCGTCGTTACCATCAGCAGCTGTACCTTCAAACTGTACACCGTTAGACGTACTAACTGTTACAACATTGTTTACTGTTTGTGTACCTGTTACTGTTAAGTTACCTGGTATAGTTACAACAGAGTTAGAGCCATTACCAAGAGTAATATCAACTTCATCTTCAGCATCACCACTTGTTATTGTAAGACCAGGCTGTAACTCTCCATCGTGACTAGCAACAGTTAGTATTAATTTACCTTCTTCAGCACCATCACTAGCATCGTTAACCTGAGCTTGTATTCTAGCAAAAGTAGTTTGCTGTTGCGCGTCGTTATCACCATTAAACTCTATTTGACCAACAATATCATTATCGGCACCAGCAGCACCTTTGTCTTTTACAAATCTTAATCTAGCACCACCTTCATCATTAACTTTATTTTCAATTATAACTAATGGATCTTCAGATTGAGCAGATTGAAACGTAACAGTATCTTGTGCTATTGTACCTAATGTAGTTATAATACCACCAGAAAGAATATTAGTACCGCCAATTGTTAAAGCATCAGCCTCTAACGTGCCGTCAAAGTCACCATCAACAGCATCTATGTTACCTTTAAATATTGTTGCAGAAACAGTACCAGAGCTTGGATTATATGTAAAATCACCGTCAACTTCTAATCCACGACTACCAGCGCCAGCGGCACCTTCAACAAATGTTATTTGATTTTCTTCGTCTGTGCTTTCATTATCTACAATAGTTACGTGATCAGCGGTACCAGTAGTATCTTGATTAAGAGTATCTACAGCTATAACAGAGTTTGTAGCTGTTAAACCAGAACCAGCAAATAAAGTTGCTAAATCATGTACAGCTTCTTTTTTACCAGTACCTGAAGAGCCACCATCTAAAAATAATATAAAATCACCATCTGCTATGGCGGCTGTACTTACGTGTTGTAAACCAGTGCCCATTAAATTGTCTATAGTTATAGAGTTATTAACATCACCAGTTTCGCTTTCATCAGAAAAAGCTAGTTTATCACCTGATGCTATTGAAGTTTCAACAGCGTGACTTTGTATAGTGTTTTGACCAACAGGTAAAAAGTTTGATCCATCGTAAAAATAAATCATTTTTTTACCAGAGCTATCATCGTAATATATTTGACCTTCTACTGGACTACCGGGTGCAGAACTTAAATTCTGTACTACAGCATTTTGTAATTCGTTTTTGTTTAAGTCAATACTACTATAAAATTCTATTGCCATGTTTTGTTTTTTTAATTAAGATATGCTTTGCCTTGGAAAGCTACAGCGCTTCCGCTAGCAAAAAAAGTTATTGTTAATTGGTTTGCCGAGTTATAAACTATAGTGCCTATTACTACTGTTTCAGCAGAATCTACTACTGTTACAGAAGGAAACCTATTTAAGTTATGCGTTATTGTCCATGTATTGGAAGTCGTGTTTTGGTTATGAGTATACGTAATATTGCCTATAATAGGCGAAGTCATTACTGTTCTTCCAATATATTCCATTTAAGATATTATTACATCTACAGTTGGTGTTTCACTAGCAGATTTAGTTATTTTTAAAAACAAACCAAAACTTGAGTTATCAAATTTAAAGTTGTGTGTTAATGTTGCGCCTGCCGGTAGCAAGGTATTTTTAAATATATAAAAAGTACCACCAGTAACAGACGGCGTAGTTTTTTGTTCTATAAATAAGTCCGCAGTACACGGTAACGTAGCGTTTGTATTACATAAAGATATTGACGACAAGTTGATATTATCACCAGCCGCCAATAACTCTTTTGTAATTTCACCAGATATATTGTGAAGCGAAGCCACTTTCTATTCGTAGAATAATGCGTACTCAAGCACAGTCTCAGTAGTATCGCTAGCAGTAAACTCAATGTCTTTACCTGATCCACCAGAATAAGGTATAAACATCCAGTCACCACCATATAACCTACCAATTTCTTTGTCTACAATTAAAATTGTAACGTATTTAGTACCATCTCCTCTATCGTTACAGTTTTTAATATATACTTTAGCAGATTTATCAGCTGTCATATCAGCAGCTACGCCAGATGTTAAGCCATGATCTAATAGTATAGTGTTACTACCAGAACTTGTTTTTTTTCTAGCTAAACCTGTAGTTTCTGAAAGACCAGTGTCTGTACCAGCAGTATACAAAGTAGCAGTGTTTGATATATTTACCGGGTTATCAGCTATATCAAGACTAGATAACGTAATTGTTGCAGTTGTTGTTGCCATATTTGTTTATTTATTTTATTGTTAATATTATGAATCAGATGCTGTTGCTAAAGTTTCTCCAACGTGAAATAAAGCATATTCTACAGTAGCAGTAGCTTCATACGCTTGTAGTTCTATAGTTGAATCGTTTGCCGCAGCAGACAAATCACAAGACCATGGAAAAAATGCCCAGTCACCTGCATATAATCTACCAACAGGCTCGCTGTTAATAGAGATTATTACATAATGAGTAACATCTGTGTTTTTATTGATAATATAAACATAGTTAGAATTATCTTTTAATGCATCGCTTTCTGGTATAAGATCAAAGTTAGTACCTGTAGCTATTTTTGCTCTGTGGTAGTTTAGTTGTTCTAAACCAGTAGCTGTAGTACCTCCTTTGTACAAAGTAGTTGTAGCCGACAACGATAAGTTGTCAGTGAGCAAATCTGAACTAGAAAGTGTTATTGTTGCCGTTGTTGTTGCCATAAATTTATTTTTTTAATATTTGTTTATTTACACTTCCATCGCTATATATAAATAATAGAAGCTTGTTTTTAATTATTTTTGTTGGTCTACCAAGAATATCAGTAACAGCTACCAATTTCTTTTCTACTTGATTTCTTACTAGTAATGGTCCAGACCAAGTACCATCACAGTAATTATATGTTGCTTGACAAATAGTGTCCCACGAGTTTTCACAACAGTATTCGTCAACTTCTAATACCCAAGCATAACAAGGATCGTTTAACCAATAAGGTATACCAGGTCCTGTTATACAATTCGCCGCATACAAGCATGCCAAGGAATCGTTAGTGTTAGCATTGAGGTTATAGTTGTACGCATTGACGTCCATACATCCTTCGACCACAGCAATACACGAACCATTGTCAGTATTAGCTGTTGAATCAAAATTAATGGCGCTACTATCAGTGCAACCATACATATATGCAATACAGCTAAAATCTTCAGTGTTAGCTTGTGGGTTATAATTAAGCATGCTAGGGTCAGTGCAGCCATAGATAAAAGGTATACAAGAGTTATTATCAGCATTTGCAAGTGGGTTATAATTAAACATTGTGCTATCTGTACAACCAAAAACAAAAGCTTCACAGCTGCCGTTATCAGTATTTGCTAGCGGATTATAGTTAAAAGCTGTTGGATCAGTACAACCATATACGTATGCTATACACGTATCACTTGCTGTTGCTTGTGGATTATAGTTATACATTGTTGGGTCCATACAGCCATATATATAAGGTATACAGCCGCCATTATCTACATTAGCTAAGGCGTTATAGTTATACATCGTGTCATTTGTGCAGCCAAACACTGCTAAAGTATTACAGCTGTCTTGTATATTAAAATCAGTATAATACCCATTTGTAGTATCAATATGATATTCTAAATATGCTGGTGATATACAACCAGGATAATAGTAACAGTCGTCATTTGTATTTGCGCTGTCAACATAATTAAATGCTAAGCTGTCTAAACAGCCATATATTTTTTCTTCACATATATTACCACAATATGTTTGTGCTTCATATTTAAAAAATGGTATTATAAAAGGTGGTTGTACGCTTATTGTAGTATCACCAAACGGATTTAACAAAGTAAAACCACACTCTAAAGCAGTGTGTTGCGCTTGTTGACTAACAAATAGTTTAGCGTGTACTTCGTCTGGCGCATATAAACCTAAGCTAAAAGCTTGATTAAAAGAAGGTTGGTTCATATAAAATATACTAGTATCAGCATCTTGCCATATTTCTAGTCTTGTACCTACCCAGCCGTTACCTACAAGATCATGTAGTATTAAAGTATAACTGCACGAGTCAATGTCTTCCATTGCATTTGCTATAGGATCGTAATTATACATTGTACTATCAATACAGCCATATATTTTAAGAGTTACACAGCTACTGTCATCTATTGTAGCTAGTTCATTATACTCTACATAATCATCATCCATACAACCATATACTGGTGGTGGAGGTATACAAGTATCAGCTTGCCAAACATGACTAGTGTCATAACCAAAAGCAGGGTCGTTACCATATACAACTGTATCACCACACTGCATTACATAATACGAGCCATTTTGCCCGCCCCATAAACTACCTTCTAAGCCATCACCATATAAGTCATATATTGTAAAGGTTAATTCACCTGGTGGCAAACATTTAAATTTAAACTGAGGCTCATAATCTGGCACGTTGTTATAAGGTCCACCTGAAAACAATATATTACCTAAACTATCTTTTATATCCCAAGAAGTTTCTTCAGGATATTGATCTAAGTTAATATTAACAAGTGTTGGTACACACGGTCCTGGTGGTTGAGGTGGTGGTGGTGGTAAACAGTTTGGTACTGGTCTATTAGAATATAAACCGCTTTGAAAGTTTGGATTTGGATAATTAACTATAGTATCACCACAAACGGTAACATAATAACTACCGTTCATACCATCACCATACGTATCTCTTATTAAAAAAGTTATATTAGCAATGCTATCATCTATATAACAAGTGTCTGTATATGTTGTATACGGCAATGTGTAATGGCCATCAAGTACATTACAAATAGTATCACCATATAAGCTATCAGCAAATAAAGTCCAATACGTTTCTGTTGGATAATTATCTGTAGTTATATGTATTACACACTCTTTTTGCGAAAAAGCTAAAAGTGGTAAAAATAATAATATTAATAATTTTTTCATAATTTTATTTTGGTACACAGTTAGGCACAGTTCTTCCTCCTTTTTTCTTATAACCTTGTTGTTTATGTGTTTTCCAACACTTCATGGGAGAATTAACTTTTCTTAATTTAAAAGGTGTATTTTTATTTTTCACCACATTTTTTTTTAGGATTATTAACTTGTCTCCAGTCTTCTTTTTGAAACCAATCACGTAGCGTAGCGCCTTTTTTACGAGCACCTTTTACATTTGTTTTTGAAGAACGTCTATATTTACCTGCTTTACCAGACTTTTGTTTAGCAGAAACTAAACGTTGTCTTTCAGACTTGCTCATACTAGCAATTTTAGCGGCAGGCAAACATGTTTTACGTGTGCCTCCGCCTTTTTGCTTTTTCTTTATAGGATTGTTCTTCTGAACGTACATTTATTTCTTGTGACCCATTTTAGCCATAGACTTCATCATCATAGCTGACTTTTTCTTCATTGTAGCCATTGACTTTTTAGTTTTCATCATAGTTGCTGATGCTTTTTTCATCATCATAGCTCCTTCTTTTTTAAGTTTCATAGCAGCTTTATCATCTTTCATTAACTTAGCCATAGACTTTTTTAAAGTAGCCATTGATTTTTTCATTTTAGCCATTGACCCTTTTTTCATTGGTGGTCCAGCTTTTTCAACAGCAGCTTTAAGCTTTGGGTTTTTATCTAACTTACCAGCAGCGGCTGCAGCTTGCATTTTTTTGTTAAACTTTGTTGGTGCTTTTTTCATTTTAATTGTTTTTTATAAATTTATACATTGAGTTACCTATTTCTTCGCCCACCTTACTGTCTGACTTATAGTGAGCGCGGGCAACTCTACGACTATAAGATATATTTTTACCTGTTTTTAAAAAAGCAGATTTAGCTTTTGGATATTTATCTGCTAATAATTTTGCTATGCCAGTGCCTTGAACAGAGTGTCCAGATGGATATGACGGTGTTTGCATAGATTTTAATACTATAGCTTTTAAAGCGCTATCTAATTCATAAGGTCTTTTTCTATTATGATGTTTTTTTAAATCTAATATTATTGGTGCTGATTTTTTAATAAAATTTGCAGCAATACTTTTATCATAATCTTCAACATTATTATCTTTAGCTGTTTTAGCAAAAGCAGATTCTATATTATCATTGTCTTTTACAAACTTTTTATTTAAAGGTATTTTTTTAAGCTCATTTATTTCTGTACGAGTAGTGTAGCCACTATCTACAGGTGGTTTCTTTTTTTTAAACGGCTTTGTATCAAAATCTTTAAACATTTTTTCTAGCTTTTCTTATTGTTTCTTTTCCACGTTTAAATATACTAGCAACTTGTGACTTGCCCATAACTTTTGCTCTTTGCTCTCCTACGGTTAATATTTGTATTTTGCGCGCATAAGGCTTATTTATTCTTTTAACTTTAGCTACGGTTGCTCTAGCATCACTAGGAGTAGCAAATTTAATACTTACGGTATCTTTTGGGTTTTCGTCTGTATATAAACGTCTACCAGTACCTTTTGGTTTTTTACCTGTGCCTTTTACAGGATCTTTACGTTTTACTATAGGCGACCCCATTACTTTTTCTTTTTACCTCCACCAAATCTAGATGGCCCACCAGCTCTAGTACACCTTACGCCCCAACCAGAAGCATAAGCGCTAGGCCAAACTTTAAATTTCTTTTTTGCAGCAGCTTTACAAGCAGCAGATATTTTTTTTAGCGCCGAACTTTTTTTCATTTTATTTGGATTACCCTTGCCACCATCAGCCATTGTAGCTTTTACAGCCATTTGTTGCTTTCTAGGCATATCTTTTACTCTTAATCTAGGCATGTTTGTTTATTTATTTGTTAACATTTCCATCTACGTCTAGCAGCTTTACCACGTTCTCCGGTCCAGCCTTTTGATCTAGCGCAAAATGATTTTCTTCTTTTAGCAGCTTTACTGCCTGGTTTAACTTTTCCTGTTACAGCTGTTTTAAGCTTACTTCCAGGGTTTTTACGTCTATATTCTTTAACTCCTTTAGAGGTCATACCAGCACCCTCTTCAACTGTTCTAAAGTTACGACCCTTACCTTTTGTAGTTCTTCTAGGCTCGTTACTTTTTTTTCTAAATAAAGGACCTCCAGTGTTTCTACGTCTACCACAACTAGTTACAGGAAACGGATTACCTTTTTGTTTAAAATCTAAAGGCGAAGCGTCAAACATATCGTTTTGTTTTTCTGATCCTGGCATAACTAAAAGTCGCTCATTATTTGTTCGTTAATAAATTCTTGTATTTCTTTTCTTGTTGCAAGCATTTTAAAACTAAGGTCTGCTTGATACCTTTTTATTTCTTCACCGTCTTTAAATATAACTATAGTAGGCACTATAACTATTTTGTGTTTTTCTTGTAGTTTTGGCTCTTTAACAATATCAACATCTGCTAAATCACAATCATCTAGTTTAGTAAACCACTCAACTTTATTAGTATTATTCCACTCGGCATTAAAGTGTGTTACTGTTATTTGGCCGAAAGCTTGTGATATAGTAAACACTACTATCATCATCAAAACATAAACGACCTTTGACATGTCTAATTTTTTCATTTCAATTTATCTCAATTTATCTATTTTGTCTTCCATACGAATCATACGCTCTTCTAACTTTTTAACATCGTCTCTAGTCTCCATAATAGTATTTCTTATGTTTACATCTTTCATGTTAAATTCCATACGCGTAACATCTGGCTTAGGCAGTTCTTTTGCTTCTGCAATATCAGCCTGTAAGGCAAACCACATACCTATAATTGTAGATATTGCAAAACCTATTGCTACTAATGTTTTTATACTTATTGTAAAGCCAGTATCTTCGTTTAATTCTTTTGCCATTTTTAGTGTGTAGTTATAGTTTAAAAGATTACGTAATTTACTCCAAATTTAAAGTCATACCACTCTCTATTCCAATATTTGTTATACTTGCCTTCTGCAAACAGCCCTAAAGACCTATTTAGCTTATAACCAAATATTAAACCACCACTATAATCAAGCCATTGTCCATTATTATATTTATGATATGAAAACTCACCGTCATCATCATAGTGCCAAGGCATAACGTTAGCCCAAGCATGTGTCCAAAACATTTTAGTGTAATGATAATAATCAAAACCTAACACTAGCGAGTGTTGTATTATCTGATCTAATTCGTTACGTTTTCTTTCGGTATAATTTGCTAACACGGTAGGTATTACAACTTGTTCCCAAACATCAGCTGATGTAGCTACTATACTACCGTTTGGATCTGTATATTCAGATTTAAATACATCTACATTGTAACCTTCTTGCAAAGCTAAATACGTATAGTGTATACCGCCATTATCTAATTTCCACTCTTCTAGTGGATCGTAACCATAAGGCTCAGATAATCTTTGAACAGCACCAACGTTAAAAGACAACTTATTATTTATTTTATATCTATATCTTTCAGATGTTTCAACATACTTAACATCTGCAAAACCATCTTCTAAGTATTCACCTTTTAATATATATTTGTCTTCTACAAATCTAACAAAATGATGTTGATCAATATACTCGTTGCCTTGTTGTCTGCTATAATCAACTTCAAATAAAAACTCTAAGCCAGATACTTTACCTATGTTAGCTCCATCTGACCATGAATTTTCAGTACCGTCGTAAAATGTTTGTGCTCTGTTTTCATAGCCAAATCTAGCTATTTTACGTATACCTAAAACTAAATTATAATCATAAGGTGTTTTAATTGTTGATGTTTGTAAACCGTTTGTAACAGAAAACACGTCAACATCTGATATTGAAGTACCACCATTAGCAGCCGCATAAAATGTTGAAAATTTAAATATTTTTTTAATATCTTGGCCGCAACACTTTTTAGGCGCCGCACAAGCAGTTAAAGCAGTTAATAATAGTATAAATAGTTTTTTCATTAATAAATATGTATTTTTTTACCTTGTTTCTTTTTTCTTCTTTTTTTGTATCTTTCAACTTCTTTGTTTTCTATACCTAAGTTATAATTAGTATAACCACTAAAAAACAATACTCTTTGATATGCTTGATATTGCGAGTCAAAAGCATTTCTAGTGTTTATAGTTTTTCTATAAATTCTATTTAATGGTAAATTAAGTATTGCTTCAATATAAGCTGTATATGCGTCAAAATGTGGATTATCAATATCAAAATCACCCATTTTTTCTATAGCTCTCTTATCATATACTAAGGTTTTTTCTGCACCTACTATTCTACTAGCTTTAATACCTATAACAGGTGATAAGTTTAAGGCTTCTATAGCAACAGCAGTCATATCTGGTCTTTTAGACTCACGTTGTTTTCTAAACTGTCTAACAACGTTTTTTAACGTAGAAGCAATAGCACCATATATACCAGCGCCTCTTAATATACTGTCTAAGCTACCGTTTAAAACTCTTTCTTTTTTCTTATCAAAAAACTCTTCATCGTCATCATCAAATAACATCATAAATAAAGCAGACTGTAAACTATAGAATATTATATTTTGTACAGCACCATAATATAATATTTTATTTACATTAGCTAAATCACTTTGGGCTTGAGTGGTATAACCTTTAGATATTCTTCTATTAATTAAATCTGAAAAAGATTTTTTCATTAATCTATTATACTGTGAAGTAACGTTTTGAAAATTTAATATTATTTTACCAGCAACAGAAGACTGTTGTTTTGAAACCATATCAGGTCTTGCGGACTGCTGTGTAGCCTCTGCTATTTCTTGAAAATCAGCAAAAGCTTTTTCTTGAGCTTCTTTTTTACTTAAACCTTGTTTTAAATAAGTATTAAGTCTATTTCTATACATTGTAGCACCACCAGAAGCAATTGCAATATTATCACCAATTTGTGTAGGTAAAAAACCTATTTGTAATAACTTTTGTATAACAGTACGTGTTGGACTATCTGATTTTGCAACAGCTTGTGCTAATTCAGCGCCGTTAACGTCTGTTCTAATACCGCCACGCCTTTGTTTCATAAAATCAGAGTTAAATAACATAGCCCAATCAGCCCAATATTGTTTTTGATTTGCAAAAGCTTTTGCAGCAGCATATAAGTTATTATCAGCAAAGTTTATAAAGTTTACAAAAGATAATTGCTGTAATATAGCTGATCTAACATTAAAAAACATTACAGTACTAACAGATCCATTTAAATAATCTACAAACACGTTTACATAACCGTCTTGACCTTGAGGTCTATTTCTACCTGTTTGTATTCTATAAAGCATATCTAGTATAGAGTCTCTCATCTCTTTACCGTAAGCAGCTTCAATTTTGTTTAAGTTTTCTGTAGAAAATATAATATCAACGTTATCACTAAACTCTTTAAAAAACTGAGCTCTACCAACTCTACCAGTTGCATCGTCTAAATCAACTCTAATATCACCTGTGTCCCAAGTCTCTGTAGGTGTAACATAGCTTTCTTGTTTTGATAATATATTTAAAGCTTCAGCATAAGCTAATAATTTTTCGTCGTTACGTACTAAACTAACAAGATCTGCTTGATCTTTTTTACTTAAACCAGGTACAGTATGCCCGTGCTTATCAAACAAATAAACTCTTATAGCGTCTTCATAAGTAAAATCACCCGTTGGCACTTCTTTTTTAAATAACTTTTTAACTTCAGGCATTTGCTTGTTTAAAGACTTGTAATCGTTTGCTATAGACTGTCTAGCAGTATCAAGCTCTCTAAAGGCTCTATTCAAAGGCTTTATTAAAGTTTTTTCAAAAAAATCTCTATGACTATCACCTGTTCTACCTTTGCCCATAAAGTTATACAATAAACCTACAAAATCTTCGTGTGATGGTGGTATAAAAAATCTAAACTTACCTTTGCTAGAGCCACGTTTTCTAGCTTTAGCAGCACCAAATCTTTTATCAGCGCCAATACCAGTAACGTTTTCAAGTATTTCATTAAACGCTTTGTTTATAGCAGATTTACTTTCAACACCTTTTGCTTGTCTAACTTTTGATTTAACATCAAATTGATCTAATATGTTTTTAACCGCTTGCACGTTCTGCAAAGCATCGTCAGCAAAATAAAAATCATTATAACCATCTGCAACTTTATCTGCAACCCATAACGCTTTTGCTTCAGCTGTAGAGTTTGCAAGACCAGTTATATTTTTTAAAGGTATATTTAAGCCGTTTGCTTTTAAAAATTCAAATATTGCAGTAGCAGACTCAGGTGGCCTAGCAGTTAAAACAAACATGTTTTTTGTACCAAACTTATTAGCAAGTTTTAAAGCTTTTTGAAACAACGGCGCTGTTCTACCTTTTATAACTTTGTTAAACTCAGAAAAATCAAACACATAACCTTGACCTAATAAATTTTCATAAGTACTAGCATATTGCGCAGGTGTTAAAGTTCCTGTTGTACCATCTGGTCTAGTAAACTTAACTAACGATTGGCTAACAGCTAGAGTGTCATCAAAATCTAAAATACTTATACCTTTGCTTTCAACACCTACTTCTCTACTTTTTTGTATTGCTTTTTCAAAAGTTTGAGCATTTTTAGGATCTTTTATAAAATTAACTTTTGTAAAATTTGAACCTACAAGCTTATCAGTACCTAACTCTCTAATAGCCACCATACCTTTTTTTGCTAAAGTTCTATTGTTATAATATCTTTTCCAAGCAGGATCTGTTAACTTATAATCGCTAGGCATAGTAGATTTATAACCAACTTCTTGAGAGTTGATAATAGTATTCATTTCTTTAGGTATAATAGCTACGTTATAGTTTTTATAAAAATTATCTAAGTTTTTTATACCGCCTTCTGCTAGATTAGCCTGCAAAGTTTTAATCATCATCCAGTTAGCAGGTATCATGTGTTCATACTCTAATTGGCTGCCTGGATTTTTAAATGTGTTATAGTTTTCTGAAACATAAAATAAGTTAGCCGCTCTACGCATAGGAGTTTGCATGTTAGAGTTTAAGCTAAAAAGCATCATAGCTAAATTTTTATTAGACAAGCTATTTTCTTCATTAAATATAGTTATAAGATCATTAATTAACTCTCTAGCTTCTTTAGCTTCTTTTAAACTTTGTTTTTTAACAGCAGCTTCTCCTTCGTTTTTTATTTTATTTATAAAGTTTTGACTAGTTTGATCTATAATGCTAGTGTTTACGTTTATAGGTTTACCATTATAATTAAAAATTGCCGTGCTTAAGTTTGCGCCTGTATAAACTATATTTAAACCAGGTACACCTTTATTTAAAACGTTCACAAAGTCAGGTACATTTTTAAATACTTGAGCTCTGTTCATTAAAACTTGTGACAACGCTCCTTCTGGCTTTGCTTTTTCTTGTCTTTTGTATATTTCTAATTGCTCAAAAGCTTCGTCGCCTATATAAAACACATCACCTTCACTGTTTACGTCATATCTACCGTCAGCTATTTTAGAAGCGCCAGCGTACATAGGTTTCATAAAAGCTAAAGCATATCTAAGAGCTTGCTCGATACCATGTTTATCAATTAATTTTTTAACAGCAATTACAGCACCGGCTCTTTGTTCTTTAATTAAATCTAAATCTAAAAAAAGCTCATTTTTAGTTTCTTTAACATCTGTTATTTCTAATATGCTTAAGTCAAAATTTAATAATTCGTCAATTAAATACTTACTAAAATCTTCAGGTTTTTTAGTTATTCTAACATTATCAACTGGCTCTTTTACATATTGCTTTATTATCTTATGTATATCGTTTGTTAAATCTACTATTTCGTCAGTACTTAAAACACCGCTATATACAATGTCCATAGCTTCAGTCAAATATTTTTTTCTATATAATGGCATTAATGGTGACAGTATATTACCAACACTAGGCACTCTAGACATAAACTCCATAAGCTTTTCAGGCGTTAAATTAGCGGCAGCCTTTGATTCCATAGCAGGAGATTTACCGTCTTCTATTTTAAACAAAGCGCTAGCCACTTGGCCATCGTCTAACAACTGTTGTCTTACAGCTTGGTTTGTAAGCATTTTGCCTGTTTGATTAGCTAATGCTAAAACTCGAGCTGATGTGTTTCTATCTGTACGTACAGGTTTACCGTCAACAATGCCAAACACTTCTAAAAACTTAGTTTTATCTATGTTTTTATTTTTAACTTGTATTGCTAAACCAGCTTTAGTGCCAGTTTCAGCCATTTTAGCTCTACTAGTTTTAGTATAAAATTCGTTTAATAAAGTTTTAGGCACGCCAGTTGCTGTACCGCCTGATGTAGCGCCTTCTGGTAGCATAGCTATTAATAAATCAGCATTTTTATTAATAAACATTTGAGCTGACTGTAACTCTTTTTTAGTTATATTAGCTAAATTTTCTATTTTTTTAGGCGATATGCCATAAAGCTCACCAACTATTTCAGGTACTAAGTTTTTTAAGTTTTTAAAGTTTAAATTATTTATATCTAAGTCTGATATTTTTTTAGATATAATTTCATCAACTTTATTTTTAACACCTAATCTTTCAGCTAATCTAATTTTTTTTCTTTGTGGTCTTGATATTTCTACATCTACTTCTCTTTCGGCTATATCAACTCTTGTTGAAACGTCCTCTGTAAACTCTTCACCTAAAACTCTTCTAGAAGCTTCTATGGCTCTTCTTCTTAAATTAGTGTTAATATAAGCGGCTAATGGCACACCAGACTCAACTTTGTAATCTCTAATTAAATCAAATATTCCACGCTTACCTATTTCTATTTCACTCATTAAAAGCTCTTTGTCGTAATTAGGCGCATTTCTACGTTCTTCTGCTATTCTAGCTGTTATAGGTTTAAATAAATCTATAATATCCATAGCGCCAGCAACACCTCTTTGTTCAAATATTTGCTGTACTTGATCTGAAGCTTCTTTAGACTCTTTAGCATTTTTATCATCAACTTCTGAAGCTACTAGTGCTGTTCTTGAAGGAGCAGCAACACCAGTTTTACCGTTAAAAGCATTATACTGTTTTATAAACTCTAACATAGTACCAGGATCTAGCTTTTCTAAATCTAAGTTCATGCCAGTGTTTTTTCTAAAAATATTTCTAAATCCTTCAGCTAAAAGATCAAACACACCAGCGCTTTCTGTGTTAAGATTTGCTAAAGTATAAGCTTTGTAAACATCAGATACTGCTGTAAAAAACTCTTCATCTAAAGCACGACCTGTATAGTCTGGATCAGCTACATATTGTAAAAATCTAGCAGCTATATCTTCGTTCATTTTCATTTGTAACGGATCAGTAGATTTACCAAGCTCTTTAGTTAATAAATCTCTTGCTTCTTTTAGTTGTTTATCATTAAACGCATTTAGTATTAAATGTAAACCGTCATGATGTATTGAATTAGTAGAATATGGATCATTTTTATTAATCAAGCCAATAGCATTGTCTTTTACAGCTATAGTTTCATTTCCAAAAGTAATAGCAGTACTTTGCCCGTTTTCAAGTCTATCTTTTTGGCTTTTAGTGATATTATATTTTTTACCATTGATATATTCTAAAGCTTCTTCAACGGTTTGAAAACTAGTTATTGTCTTATCACCTAACACACCGTCTTGTGTGTTGTTTATTGCGTAGCTTATGCTTTTAAGACTCTGCAAATAATTACCTGTTCGTACGGCTTTCATTTTTTTCTTACTAAGAGCTTCTCTTTTTTTCTTAATTTTATTTAACTCTAAATCAATAGCAACACTACCTCTTCCACCCATAGGATCAACACCGCCAAACTTTTCAAGAGTCTTTTTTTCAGACTCTAATTTTTCTTGTTGTCTTCTTAAAACAACATCTTCTGTTGCAGCGTTAATATAATCTTCTTTTGATTTTTTATTATCACCAAGAAGATCTAGGTTAGTATACTCGTCCATCATATCAAGCTGATCATGTATTGCGTCTCTATCTTCTTTTGATCTTTTGCCGTTTTTGTATTCTAAATCTACTTTTTTTCTTGCTTGGTTTATAAAATTTCTTTTATGATCAGGATTTGTATGTGCTACAAATTGTGTTAAAAGCTCCTTTGAACCTGTAGTTACAATTTTACCACCACCAACTAGTGGCCCTGTAGCAAGCATAGCTTGAGTACCTGCTTCTAATACTCTTTTTTTAATTTCTTTTACTTTAGGATTAACTCCAGTAGCTCTTGATACGCCGAACAAATTAACACCTTCTTGCAAAGTTTCTGTTAAAGTTTCTGCAAACATAGAAATAGCTACATCTTTACCAAAAGATTTATAACCACCTTGTAAAAACTTTATATACTCTCCGTCTATAAACTGTCTTGTTAATTTTTTTGGTAAAAACTTTACTGCTCTACTAAATCCTATATACGCACCAGCCATATCTAAACCAGCATTAGTACCACCAATACTAAAAGCTATGTCTGTGTCAGATTCACCATTTTTAACTAACTCTAATATAGCATCGGCTTGAGTTTTAATATCTTCTTTATAAAAAGCTTTTAGAGCTTCTTTTGGCTCTAAATTTTTAAACATTTTCATAGCTGCCTTTTGCGATGTTATTTCCGCGTAAGCATTACCAGCTTCTTGCACCATAGTAGAACCACCACCACTAAGCATAACGCTAAGCATTTGGACACCTTGATCACCTATCATACTATATAGCTTTTCGCCGTCTACATCAATACTTAAATCTTCATCATAAAGCTCTACTACATTAAGCTTTTGAAGTTTTTCTTGATATTCTTTTCCTTTAGCAAATTGTTGGCTAGCTTGTTCTTCTAACTTAGGCATAATATTGTTTATTTGCTCTATTCTTTCAGCAACAGTATATATACCACCTTTTACATTTAACTCAGGAGATTTTTGGTTAAAAACACCTATAACGTTAATTTTTTCGTTAGGATCTTTTTGTTTTAATTCTTCTAGTTCAGCACTTATATTTCCTATTCTTTCGTCAATATTTAATTTAGTAAAATCAGCAGCTGCTTTTGGAAATTTAACACCTGCAGTTCCGTAAATAGCTCTAAATAATTTATCTAGTTTTGGATTTCTTCTAAAACCTTTAATTATTGCTCTACCAACTGTTGTTTCGCTAAGAACTTCGTCTTCTTCTTCTTTTGCTAATTGTGGTTTTAAAGCAGGTTTAAAAACATTTTGAGCTATTTTTCCAGTAAGTTCTTCTAATCTTTTTAAATCTTCACTTTCATCAAGTCTTTTATCAAACTCTTTACCCATTATAAAAGTGTAATCGTTCATAGCTTCAGAGCTTTGACTTATATCTGTTACATTATATTTTTTACTTAAGCTGTTAATAGTATTTTTTTGCAAATCTTGCATGCCAACTGCTATATTAGCAACAACTTTAGTAACAGCATCACCACTATTAAAAATATCATTAGATATATCGTTTTGTATTTCAAAAATTTCTTTTGCGCTTAAATTTTCAAAATCTACAGAGTCGTATTTTTCTCTTGCAGTTTGATAACCAGCTGAAAAAAAGTTTAAATCAATATTACTTTTGTCAACATGTTGTTTAATAAAATCATTAATTTTACTAGCTTTACCCCTATGCTGTTCACCCATAAAAAGGTTAAGCACGTCTACACCAAAAGTTTCTGAAACAGTGTTTTTGTTTTCATCAGGCGGCGAAGTAATAGTTATAGCATCTGTACCTGGAATACCAACTCCTAAGCCTCTTCCTATAGGTATACGACGATTTGCTTGTTTAACTTCAAAGCCCATCATACTTAAAACATCTTTATATTTTGTTACAAACTGTTCTTCGGTTAAATCAACGTCAGCAGGTGTTATTTGAGGTAATTCAGCTGTTTTACTACCTTCTATTTTAGGAGTATAACCCTCACCTTGCAAGCCTATTTGCTGCAATGATGTAAAGTAAGAGTCAAAGTCTTCGCCTCTTTTAGAAGCAAAACCTTTAAGCTGTTCTAAAGTATATTGATTATCTCCTAATGTAAACATTTATTCAGCGTTTTCGTTGATAAAGTTATCTAAGTTTTTATTAAAGTCAGCATCGTTAACATTTAAAGTAATTGACTTAGGCGGTTCTGTGTCTCTGACTTCTATTTTTATTTCTTGTGCAAATAAAGCTCTAGGCTCACTTACTTTAAACTTATCTGGATATTTTCTTCTAAGGCTATTTCTAAGTATAGGAATAACAGCATCATCATCTTTTCTTTCTGATTCACTTAAAGTACCTAACGCGTTTGCAGAGTTAAACTTAGTTGCTCCAGCAACATACCAAGTTTGATCTTTAAATACATCTTTAGCTCTAAAGCCACTATTATTTGTTAGCATGTCTATTGCGCTTTGGTAATTAACTTGTCGAACTGTTCTTTCTTCTGTATCTTCATCTGTGCTAGTTAGTTCAAGTATTAAACCGCCTTTTGGATCGTTTTGATCTACATTAGGATCTTTTTTAATACTTAGGAAATTACCACCACCTAAATTTATAGGAGGCGCTTCTTCTCCAGCTTGTACATCATCAGCAGTTGCAACAAAAGATTGTACTTTACGAGCGTTTTCTCTTTCTGTCGCAGTGCCATCGCTATCATTTCCTGATGGTACATACTTTTGTAAACCTCGAGCGTTTATTGCAGTAGATTGATCTTTTACAAAATCGCTTAAAAAAGCTTTTGAAACTCCTAAGTTAAAATTAGGATCTCTTGGATTTAACAAAGCAGATTTTAATTTTTTATAATTATCTGGGTTATTAGCAAAATCACTAACATCTACTACACCGTCTTTTTTACCTGCATCAAATTCAGCTACGCTTAACGAGCTAAATAACCTAAAAGAAGTTTTACTTAAATCTGCAGAGTTTAAATCTTCAAATAAAGATTTATCACCATACTTTATACTAGCAGCCCACTCAAAATCAGCAGATGTCTTTATTTTTCCTGTAGCTGATTGAGCAATAACTTTTTTGTCAGGATCGGTTAGCGTTATACCTTTTAAACCATTGTCAAGAGCAGATTTTTCACTATTAGCAAAATCAACACTAACCACACCGTTAGCAGGTACTATTAAACGTTTAACACTATTTTGATCAACAGTAAGGTTGTTACCAAAAGAATCTTGTATAGGTTTACCATTTTTATCTACATAAGAAAATATAATATTACCTTTCTTATCATAACCCTTTAAAGCTCTAGAACCATCACCTAAAGGACTACCATTATTTTTTAAAGCTCTTAAAAAATTAGCGTCATCAATTCTTTCAGGATTTATAACAAAATTTTCTGGTTTTAAATATTCACCTATTAACTTAGAAGCAACTTCATAAGATTTTGCTGACTCAAATATATTATCTCTTCTTTCTTTTAAAGCTCTTCTTGCTTTTTTTCTTTCATCACCTTTTAATTCACTACTACCAATAATAGGGGCTAAAGATCTAAGTTCTTTATTTATTTTTGCTAATTCATCATCTAAACTGTTTATTTCAAAATCAACTGTGTTTCCAGAGCTATCTGTATGCTGTTGAGTAGATTCAAATGTAGATGTTGTTGTTTTATCGGGATCAGTTGTAGGATCGTCAGTACTCGTAAAGTCCGTATCGTTTTCATAACTTCTTGTTACACCTGTGTCTTCGTTTTCTTCTTTTTGTTTTTCTATTAAAGCCGCACCTATATCACCAGCTGCTGATGCTAAATCTCCTAATCCTTTACCTAAAGCACTCATACCTTTTTCAAAAGATCTTCCTATTTGATCATACACAGGTTGTAAACTTCTAGGCACGTTAGCCATAGCAGCTTTATAAGCAGCGTTTACTAACGTAGCATCTGTTCCTCCTATTATAGATGGTAATCCTTGTTTTTTTGCCATATTTATTATTTTATTATTATGCTCCAACCATCGCGGCACCAACTTTACCACCGCCTTGAGCAAGACCGCCGATTATTTGACCATACATACCCATTTGAGCGCCTAACATTTGAGCGTCTAATCCAAAAGCACCCATTTGATTTGCATAAGCAGCTTGTAAACCAGCGTTAGCACCGGCCATACCACTAAACTCTAAACCAAGTAAAGTGTTTACTCTTGACATTTCTGCTTGTTGAACCATTGCTTCACCACCTCTTTGAGCCATATCAGCAGCGGCCATACCACGTCTTTCAGCGGTTTGTATTTGACTAGCAGCTCTTGCCGCTAGTACTTGATTTTGTCTTTCTTGTTGAGCTATATTAGCAGATACTTGTGCAGCTTGTATTACACCTTGATTAGCTAAAGATTGTGCTAGATTAGCTATACCACTACCGCCAGCAGCGCCTCTAAGAGCTTGTAATATATTAGCTCTTTGTTGCTCGCCTCTTTCCATTTGAAAGTCTGCAGCTTGAGTATCTACAGTTAAGTCTTCAAAAACATTTTCCATGTCTTCATAGTAGTTTTGTAAATCTCTATACGGATTAACAAACTCAAATTGTTTATACTCTTCTTTTTGTTTTTCTAAAATGTTTCTTTGAATAGCTTGTTCTTGCTTATAAGCAGCAACTTGCTGTTTTGCAAATTCCATTGATTCTCTAGCAATACGTCTTCTTGCTCTTCCTCCCATATTTATATGTATTTAAAAGTTTCGTAAGCTGGTGCAGTTTTATCTATTGTCCAGCTTAATTTATTGTGAATATTTTCCATGTGTATATTTCCGCAAACAGTAAATATAAACTTTATACCTTCTTGTTTTGCTTGTCTTTCTATGTTAAGTATTAATTGTTCTATAATACTTCTTCTATCTTTTTGTCTGTAGTTAGGGTTTGAAACTACATAAGTTAAATAGCCAACTGGTGCAGTTTTATCAACAAACAAAAACCCAGCGGCTACCATTTCTTTTTTTTTGCCAATTATATAGCAATAATTATTATGTGGTAGATATTCTCTTTCTATAGCACCTTTTTTACCCCACCACCAGTCCCACCATTTTGAAACTGTATTGTAATCCGAGTTGTTAAAACTACGAAAAATTATTTTATTATTCATTTAATTTAATTTATACAATAATAGTTACACTTTTTAGTGTTATTTTACTTTATGATGCTGTTATGAATCTTTCGTAATCAAAATATAAATTAGTAGATCTAATTGACATTTCGTTTACTTTTATTTTGCCACTAACTGTAAAAACTCTACCAGCATCTTTAAAAGTTAAAGTTTGGCCGTTTTGTAATATATGACTACCTGGTGTTAAAGTAATAGTACTACTAGATATATTCGTAACAATAGGTGTTGCTACGCCAGAATTTAAGTTAACACCATGAACAGTACTAACGTCGTCACGTATACCTACAACACTAGATACATCGAAAGAAGTTAAAGCATCAGTACCATTAGCGTCAGAATCATTAACCGTAGTTACTACATCGCTTAATTCTATTTTTAAATCTTTAATTTCTAAATCTATACCTGATATTTTTTTAATACTGTCTCTACCATAAGCATATATTTTATGAGAAGTATTTCTAGCAGTAGCAGATTGTGCAGAGTTAAAAGTAATAACCCCACCTTGTTTATCTATTAAACCGTTTAACATAGTAGGCTTTAAACCTAAAGTATCAAAAGCTGGTATATCATGATTGACTACGGTATAATCTTCTTCATAAACACTACCATCTGGATTAGTAATTTCTCTTTGCAACGTTGTAGTGTTGTAATAACCTTTTACAAAAGTATCTTCGCCAATAGTACCTCCATAAGCTTTCATGCCAGAAGTTAAAGCGCTTAAATTAGTAACACTATCGTTTACTTGAAATCTATGATAAGTAATAGCTTTAACCGCAGCTGTAGCGTTACTACCTGCCGCTGGAATTGTAATATTTTTATTTAAAGTTACGTTTGTTCCTGAAATACCTGTAACAATAACTGGTCCATCTAAATCGTTTATGCCATCAAATCCAACACCAGTTATAGTATTACCAACAGCAATTGTTGGACCTTCTGTAAAACGAAAAGTATTTTCATTACTTCTAGGTAAATCAGTTATAGTTACTGCCGCTGTACTTGTAGCTGTGTTTACCCCTGGTATGGCAAAATAAGGTTCTGTTAAACCTAAACTAGCAAAAGCTACTATATCTCCTTCGCCCGGTTGTTTTGTTATAACGCCTGTTTTTGCAGAAGCTAAAGTTATTGTAACAGAAAAGTCCATAAATCCCGTTGATGAGCCAGCTTGTAAATTAAATGATTTTGATGCAATTGTTACGCTAGTAAAACCTGCAAGTTCATTTGGACCTATAGCGGTTAAAGTTAATACAGCGGGTGGATATTGATATAAAACTCTTTGCAATAAAGAAGAGCTAGAGCCTATTGTATTGTTTAAATCTATAGTTCCGTCAGGAAATCTAGCATCAATATAAGGTAAATGAAAAGTATCTAACTCGTTTTGCGCGTATAAAAACAAGTCGTATTTATCAGGGCCAGAAGTAGTTTGTGAAGTTGTATAACCAGAAGAAGGAAAATTTACTTGAACATCAAAGCCACCATTAACGCATTTTTTATTTTTTAATCTTTTTCTTGTTGAAGTAAAAGTTTTTGTATTAAAATTATAAAACGTAATAGTAGAGCCTACAGTTCTTTGAACTTCTAAGCTAAATATAGCGCCATTATCTCCTATAATTTTTAATAGTCTAGACTCACCGCTATTACTTACATAATTAGAACCAAAATTAAAACCTTTTATTTCCATATTATTTGCTACTTTCGTTTATTTGTGAACTTACAGAAAATAATTCTGCTTTGTCTTTTGCATTGTTTGTAAATGTTGCTTCTGCATAATAACCTGTAACACCTGATTTGTTAAATAAAGAGTTCTTTTTAAATAACACAAAATCACCTTGTTCAAATATATTTGCTACTGGTGGAATTTGAACATTGTCGTGGGCTACTGTAATTGTGTTTTTACCAATTGACTTTATTTCTAAACTATATTCTTCTAAATCATCACTATCAATAACGTCACCATCACCAATATCGTCGAGTATAACATAATAAATAGTATCTTCTAAAGATAAAGATATATTAATGTCTTCATTAAAAGTTATAACAACTTCATCTAAAACCGTGACAACACCTTGAGAATCAGTTTCTGTTAAAACAGTGTCTTGTGATATAATACCTATACCTTGTAATTGATTTGAGCTATAGTCTGTTGGAATATCATCACCTTTTATATAATTAAACCATTTACCTTCTTTTTCTATAAACTCATGTACTTTGCCAGCGTTTTTATCTGTAGATAAACTATCTAACACCCAACCAGGTTTTTCTTCTAAATTGTAATAACTATCATCTTGATCTCTTAAATCAGTTCCAGTTTCTGTTGTTACTGCTATTTTAGCTTGAGTACCTTCGTAACTTATAGTTTCAAAGTTTTTAATAACGCTAGGCGCGTCGTTAAGTAATAAAGTTATTTGCGAATCATTAGGCACGCCATAAAACTCATTTCTATCTACACTATCATCGTGATGTAAATATATTTGTCCGTTTTTAAAAGTATAATAATCACTTGAACAGCTAATACTATCTTCAGGTGTGTAAGTTTTAAAACTTGTCCAACCCTTTACATTTTCTTGAAAACTAACAGTTGTATCGTTTAAAGTTAAATTATACTGATCTTTTTTCTTATCGTAACCACCAATTAATAAATCAGATGTTTTTAAATTATCTTTAAAATAATCTTTCATACCATGTAAAGATATTGGGCTTAAACCATCTCTTGATAATCTTAAGACAACACCTCTTTGTTTATCAGTAAAATAAGATCTGTAAGCCTCTGCAACAAATGATTCTGGATTTTTTGATATACCATACTCACCTACATAAGGTATAACTTGACCCAAAACTCTTTCGTTAGATAATAACTGTATGTTGCCATCAGCATTAAATAGTGCATCTTTATTTGCTAATACCTTTAATACTTTATCTTCACAAAGTACTGTTAAATCAGAATCTCTAGTGTGCAGTTTTTGTATACTACCGTATGTTGGGTTTATATCTTTTGTAATTTTTTCTGCTAAATTAAACTGATTTATTTCGTTAAAACTATTTGACTTGTTATATATTCCAGAATATATTAAACTATTTTTTCTTTCTTCTTTTTTATAATCATCAAACTCTGCAGAAACTTTTACGCCAGGAGCTAATAACATTTTATTAAAACCATCTCGTATTCTATTTGACTCAACACCATTACCAAAAGAATAACAATTATGCCAGTCTAATGTATAAGTAAAATTATGAGTATTAGAATCTAAAGTAAATTGATTTGTTGCTCCAGCAGGATCTAAAGCGCCAATACCAGTAATTTTTACATAAACAATACTACCATCCGGTCTTGTTATTTTTAACAAATCGTTTAAGTTTATATTATTTTGTACTTGATATGTCATATTAATTAAATCTGTCTTCTATATGTGTTGCTATTGTACCTGGTTGTACACTAGCGTTATTAGATAATGTTATTGTACCATCAGCAGCAATTGAATCAATAATTGTATTAGAAGGTATAGCGCCACTGTTTGCGTGTTCTACTGTTGAACCAACTGGTATTATGCTTGATAAATCTGCAGGATCTTCAGATATTTTGTAATAATCACTTGCTTCGTAATAAACATTTAATTTTTTATCTTCTTTAGGTTCTGTTTCCCAAATAGCAGGACTAGATGGTAGCTCTGGACTTTCTTCTTCTTCAACAGATAAAAACTCTATTGTATATCCTAATGCCATTACTCCAGAATTTATTTCAGATTCACCACCTTGTCTAAACCAGTTTAAATTTTTAGCAGAATTAGGAGACATACCATTCATATAATATTGTTTAAATATCAAATCATCAGCCGCAGCAATATCACCAACTTTACCCGCTCCTGTTCCAGTTGGCAAGGCCCCGTTAGTTACATCACCGCTATAACATCTTAATTTTAAATTATAATATGTTCCGTCAAAATCAATACTTGTTACAATTGGTTTTATTGTAAATTCTACAAAACTACTTCCACCGTCATTGTGACCGTCTAAAACCATACCTTCTTCTACGCTTACAGTATCTCCAGCAGGCGTAGTACCAGTTATACTATCTACTCTTAAACTAAATAATCCACTATTTTGAGTAATTTGAGTACCACTAGAAGCGGCTAATTCTATTTCTAAACCACCAGTTATAGCTGATCCTGGAGTTCCAATAGGGTTCCAACCAAGCGGCTTGTCTAAAACCATACTATAATTTACAGAAAAATTAGGAGCAGAATAAAAAGTAGGTGTTCTAAAATGATAATTACCAGTTCCAGGAGTTGTTGTTGGTACGTTTGGAGAATCATACTCTACTAAATTTCCAACACTACTATTAAAATTATTTCCTATTATTTCAGCTTGTCTAGCATGATGATTATAATTACTTGGAGGTAATTGGTTTTCTGCTTCACATAAATTGTCATAGTTTATTAAATAACTTACAACTACATCTGTTATTGTATAAACTTCTCCATTAGGATCTTCAGCAAATCTAAACTGACTACCACTAGCTATTTTTTTAATAAATGCTTCTTGTGTTGGTTTAAAAGTAGTGTGGTTTTCTAAATCAAAAAATTTACTATCATAATAAGGATAATGTGGAGAAGCATTAGTACCATCATCAGGCCAACCTGTATTTACTTCCGGCTCTATACCACCAAAACTAACGTTTATTATAGCAGAGTTAGCATAGTTTGTAACAGCTGTTTTAGTTTGCCAGTCAGCGTGAACAATAGTACTATTTTTTATAGGATAATCTACGCTAACTTCAAAACCAGTATAATAAGGTAGATTATAAGAATATTTAGTAGAATTAAAATACCAAATATCTTCAAATTTAGCGTTAGCTCTATCATTTTCTATATGTAAAGTATTTACCCTGTCGCTAGAAGAAGCGTCTGGATCAATAGCTGTATTAAGGCCTCTAAAATAAGCTCTCCAGCTTTTTATTGTACCGAAACCTTTTTCATCATACCCAAACTGACCAGTAAAAGCACTGTCATAATCAAAATCACCAACAGCTTCTATTATTGATTTTTCACACTCAAAAAAAGCATTTAAATCACCACCAGCCTGTCCAGAAGGATATGTTGTTGAATCGTCCATAAAAGGATAACTAGCACTAAGACCATCATAATCAGTAAAATCATCGTAATTACTATTAAGACCCCATATCTCTGCTCCATTTGCAGTACCATTACCATGATGAGCTACTGTATTAAATCTAGTATCTGTAACAGACTCATAGTAATATATTTTTTTAGTAGTACTTGGACTTGTTGTATAATTTATATTAGTATCAGTAGGCGTTATACTTGACGTTACAAATTGATTATAATGTTCATCTCTAAGAATTTTTACAAAAAACCTACCTTCAAATCTAGCAGAGTCTTCTATTTTTTCTTTTAATATTATAAAGTTAACACCATCAATTACACCAGCACTATGATCTTGAACTTGAGATATGTTAAATTGAGAAACATCGCTACCAAATTTACCTTCTACAGAAAACATAAGTTTTTGTGGAGTAGAGTTATCAAGCTCCATATTAAATATTCTATATTTATTTGAAGATGATTGAGGTGCAGCGGCGTTTGTTTGTGCAAATCTAATAAAATACTCTTCATCTACACTTTTAGAATTAAACAAATCTACTATTTGAGACAAAGCACTATTGTTATATTTAGAATAAAAAACGTTAAATGAATTACCAGTTTTAAAAGGAGCTTCGGCAGTAAACAAAGGACTAGACGCCGCGTGACGCTTTTGACTTATTAGCATGCTATTTGCCTTTATAAATCTTGGAGCTTCATTTTTTATATCAATAACTTTGTACTTATTTTTAGTAGTTAAATCTACAGTATTTGTTTCAATACCTTTTTTTAATAATAAATAATCATCAATATCTATTTTGTTTCTATCAGAAGAAGGAAAAGACAACCAAATATTTCCATCTTCAGCGTCAAACCAACGATCCATAGCTAAGTTAAAATAATCACCGCTAATATCTTTTACATAAAATTTAAAATACTCTGCATTTACAGGATGTCCATTACTATTTATTGTTACCTCAAAAGAATTTAATTGTCTAGCAGAAAGTAATTGCACTTCGTTAGTTGCAGACGAACTTGATAAAACAGGAGTTTGTCTACCGTACTTATCGCTATAAACAACACCTACTTGATAATCTCTAGAAGACTTTATAGATGGTAGTCCAGAATTAGTAGAGTTATTGTTTGATTTTATTTTAGTATCTAAAACTAAATTGTACGTCTCGTTTTGAGAAGTAATATCATTGTAATACTCTAAATCATAATTTTGTTGATAGTTACCATATATTATTCTATTGCCTATAACTTCTTGTGCTTTTGCTTTTATAGGCACGTTATCAAAAGTTCTTAACAGTTGATTTTCTGGTAAAATATTTTTAACAGTATCAGTTTCAATTTTATAACTAAATATTCCATCAGAAGTTTTTAACGTGTCAACTAAATAAACAGCTGAAGAATTATCTTCTTTATATAATATATCAATTGCATCTACATCACTTGGTAAATTATTATCTAAGTTTTTTACTATTATATCTTTTATAGTATTTTGCATACCTAAGTTATAACCTTCAACCGGATCATATTGAAAAACTCCAGCGGAAAATATAGCGCTAGAAAATGGTGAGAAAAAAGAATATTCACCATCTTTGTATTTGTATCTGTATGCTATTCTAGAAAACTTAGAACTAAATATATTATCAAAATCTTCGTATATATCTATAACGTAATTTAAACTAGTATTTCCAGCCGATACACTTGGTGGTGTATCTGGTATAGAAGTTATTTCTATTTCTACTTTAGCTAATTGAGCATCTACTCTAGTTACTGAAACATTAGTAACAACACCGTTAAACAAAGTACCGTTAGTGTCATTAGCTTCAAAAACTAATGAGTTAGCATAATTAGTAAAAGCATTTAAATTATATACGTTTGGATCAATTGTATATGTATATACACCAGTATTAGTATTAGCTAAATTTGTAAGTTCATCAACTTCAACATATTGATTAGTACCTGTTGTATTGTTAAATAAGAATACTTTTAAATCTCCTTGTAAATTACCACCAAATGTTTCTAGTTCAAAAGATATTTCATAATTTCTATTATCTAAAATTTCATTACCGTCTACACCGTCGTGAGTATAAAAAACTAGTTTTTGATTATCAGCACTTGCTGGGTCAGTATTATCAAAAGAATATGTTTCATCTTGAGTTACAACTTGCCAATTTGTTTGGTTACTAACATTTTCAAAATCATAAAGTTCATTAGTATTAACAAACTCATTATTAGACCAATTAGTAATAAAACCTTTTATATCATAGTTTTGCAAAGGTACAATAGGAGGATTACCATTATCATCAAAAGCTTTTAATATAACGTTTGTGCCGTTTTGCCAATTTAAAACAAACTCATTAATAAAATTAATATCTGTTTCTATTATAGTTTGAAAAGTATCACCAACAGATAAGGTTGCAAAATCGTTTATAAGTCCTTTTGAAGAGTTTATTAAAGTATGAGGGCCTGGTGCGTAAGTATCAGATATACTTATAATACCAGTGTTTGCTTTTGACGGATCTCTAAAATAATTGTACTGTATTGTTGGCGCGTTTATAGGCGCTTTTTTAATAACAGTTATATGCTCTTCTTTTGCTGGAAAAGATGTATTGCTATAATCTGTTATAGTAGTAAAACTATTACCGTCAGTAGTATTATCTTTTGATCTTTGTATATTTATTTTTTTTGGCTCATTAATACCGTCTGTGAAAAATAATAAATCATCAATTATGTTTATTGCTGTTATTTTATTTTCACTAAATTTTAAAACACTATTATCTATATCTACAAAAACAGGATTTATTTCATCATTAGCTTTATCGTACTCTAATATTCTACTTGTTTTTGCTGAAGTTGATATAGTAACATTATCTATTTCACCTTCCATATCACCTATAAAATATATTCTAAAAAACATTTCACCTGTAAAAGCAGCTGTAAAAGTATCTGTCACGGTAACAAAACTACCGCTATTTTCAGTAGAAATAGCTAAACCTTGATTACCATTACCAAAATCCATAAATATATTAGTTTCAGTACTTGCTCCACCTGTATATTTTCTGTCATACGAAACTGTATATTCAACACCATTAATAACATCAACTTTTTGTCTAGCAGAAGAATTAGTGCCAAGATTACTGTTATCTCTTTTTAATACACCATCTATAGCATCTATACTCATACCATGACCTAACTGAGTAACCGGACCATCAGCTACAAGAGTCCACTCGTCTTGTGTTACAATACCTGTTTCACCAAAAGTGTCCCAGTCAGTTTGAGTATAAATAGTTGTTGTTGTGTCTTCATAATCACCATTAACTAAATCTGTAGCGTCAAGCGTATCTCCTAATAAAAACCAATATATCTTATCGTTTTTTTCATCTGCAATACTTCCTAAACAAGTAGTGTTATTTGGTAAATACTCTAAATTTTCAATTAAACTATTACCAAGTATGTTTTGTACAGAACCAACGTCAGAATCGTCTGATGTAGAAACCTGAATATTTGTAGCATGTCTATACTCACCGTTCTGAACAAGTCTTTCGTCTAAGTCTTTGTTCATTTTACCGGTGGTAAAATTATGTTTGATTTCCGGCATATTATTTTATTATCTTAGATTTGTTTCTAAACGTTTGAATTATTTGTTCTAATTTAATATTAGATAATCTTAGTTTTGCATTTCTTTTTGAAGCTCTTTTTTCTTTTTTATATCTATTAATAGCATACTCAGGAACACCTAATCTACTTGACATAATATCACAAAGCATGTGTTTATACATTGCTTCTTCAGCAAATTTGTGTACTTGCATTTCAGCATCAGTACCTAAACTATCACTAACATAGTCTAATATAATATTTTTACCACTAATATTAGAGCTAAAGTTTATATAACCTTGTAAATTGTCTATATAAAAAGATCCATTTACTTGGGCGTGCGAAGGCTCTAAACCATATCTTTGACCCTTGTTTAAGTTGTGAAACCTTGCGTCGTCATAATCGTAATCAACTATAGTGTTTTCAGAAGGTGTGCTTGACTTGTAGTTAGCCCAAGTGTTAGAGTCTTTTGTTAAAGAGTTAGCGTGTGTTAATACACTTGGTGGTACTATGTTTTTAAGAGTTACAGAATTAACTTGATTTTGAAAAGTAAATTGTATAGGAAAAACAGGTGTTGTTCCAGTACTTGGTGGTTGCACGCCTAGAACTTGACTAGTAGCATCTCTTTCTACAGTAGTAACAGGAACTTTACTTATAATCATAAAATAAAGATATTCATAAGCGCTAACATCTATAGTAGCTTCTTTTTCTGTACTAGCAGCTGTACCGTCAAACTCTATAAAACCAACATCAGGATTATTAAGATTTCTACTAAAAAAGTTTGGATTATATAATGGATGTTGTGGCTGTGAAACAAAACTAGGGCCAACTGTTCTTGAATTTGCCATACCTGTTAATTGATTAGCGTAAGCCTGTGGTGTAGATCTATCTACTGTTTGTAAACCTATAATTATTTTACCATCAGGCACATTAGTACTATAAGTAGCGCCAGTACCATCATTTAAGAACACGCTTACATTTGCGCCTAAATCTAAAAAGTTTATACCTCTTACGTCTATCTCTTGCCAGCAAGCTAAAACTCTACCGTCTATAATTGTAGTACCACCACCACCATTTACAGGATTTGCAGCATGTCTAAATTGTAAAGAGTTAGAACTAGTAGCTGTACCTAAAGGGTTTTGAGCACTATCTTGGTTTATTTTAAAACCACCACCAAACATACGGGCTAAAGAAGAAAAACCACTAGCACCAGTAGCAGTGTTTGTTGGATCAGCCCCAATAGAAGCAGATATTGGAGTTCTAGACCAATTAGGGTGTAGTGTTCCACTTGGATCTTCAAAGTTAGGATCAGCTATAAGCTCAGAATCATCTGCAAAAGCATAAGCACCATCGTCTTCTTGTAAAATTGTAAAAGGATTTGAAGTGTGTTTTGTATGATATAAAGGATGTTTAATACCAGATTCATCAGTAAAATATACGCCAGTATAATTAACATAGTCTTGTGGTAATATCATTTTTAAACTTGGTGGTAAAACTATTTCTTGAGACTTTACAGATTTAAAAGTATCAAATGATAGTTCTTGCAAAGCTCTCATTGCGTGAAAAGCTACATCAACTCTTTTTATTCTAGGTATTATTTTATCTTGGCCAACATAAGCAATTTGAAATTGATTTATTATATCGTCTAAAGATACAAACTGGTAATTACCATAATTATTTCCTTCGTAATAAGCTTGGTTTGATTCATTAATTAGTGCCATTTATTTATTGTTTTTCTTGTTGTATACTTGAAGTTTGTAAAGCTGCAGCAGCTTGTGATAATTGTGGTTTTTCTATAGCAACACCAGCCATAAATAATATTCTATAAACTAACTCTGATTCATCTGAAAGATGTAATTCAAAATTAGTAGAATTAGTACTATTATAAAAAGGTTTTTGATTTATTATGTTATAAGCCCAACTAGGAGATGTTGGTTTTTTATAGTATTGTAAAGTGATTGATGTTATAGGAGATGCTGATTCTCCGTTCCAATACTCATTGTCTGATTGAACCCATATTTGTTTATCTTCTTCTTCAAGATACATTATAGGCCTTGTGTTTGTTCCTTTAGTTAGTGCAGAAGTATAAGCTTGTTGTGCGTCAGCTTTGTTTAATTTTTCTATTTTAACGCTATTAAAATCAGCGCTTGTTCTAGCATCTTGAAATCTATAAAAATCATCAGGAATATTAAACTGTTGAGCGTTTAGTCCAGTGCTTTGGCTAGTGAGTACTTCAAACTTACTAAAAAAAGAAAGTTTATCATTTAATAATGCTACCATATCAGAATGATCAGTATCATTACCAGGTATTCTTTTAAATTGATTTAAATCATAAAAATATTGTTCAAATATTTCTTTTTGTGCTTGATCAGCAAATAAGTTAAATTCTTGAGGAGTTATATAACCTCTTTGTTCTTTGTTAGCTATTGCTAATACTTTTTGATATACTGTATTTATATTTACTGCCATATTTTTTTATTGTAGTATTGTAACCACCCCGAAGAGTGGTTACTCTACTAAGGTTGTTACGAGTTTAATCGTTTTTCTATATTGGTATATATTTCCATACCTTCATCTGTTTTAAACCAAGCGGCTAAAGCAGAATAAGGGTGTTCATCAAAAGGAACGTTTAATAGTTTTCTATCATTAGAAGCCCAAGTAAAAGTTCTTTGATCTGAGCTTAATTTAATAATACCAAGCTCTGTTGCTTTAATACCAAAGTTTCTAAGCTGAACGTTTTCATCAGTTACTAATTCTAAAAACAAACTAGGGTTTTTCTTAGCGTATAATAGTAAATCACGTTTAAGTTCTTTAGAACTCATCTCTGATACTTTAGAACCAACTTCAACTCTCATAATAGCTTCAGCCATATCAATATCAATATCTCTAGCAGCGTTTAAAGCTTCTATTTCCATTTCTAACCAAGCTATTTCATCTGTTGCAACTGCGACTGGTTTTTCTTCGTAAAATATTACATCTCTATCAGGGTGATATAACGAAAGTAATTTTTGTAAAACAACTTTTTCTTTTTCAATTATTAGCATACCATTTCTAAACACAATATGATCTAATCTTTGATCGCCTTTCATTTCATCAACAAAGACTGTTTTTTGATTTACACAGTATTTTAATTCTCTTTCATAACCAGCACTTTCATCAAACCAGTATATGTTAGCAGATCTTATAGACCTTGACAAAGGTTGTTTACCATCTTTTAATCTGTATATTCTATCTTTTATTTCCCAACCATCATTTGATTTTTTATATGTTGGTCCAGTTCTTTTTGGTTTTTTTGTTTCAACAATAGGTGTTTCAACAACAGGTACCTCTACCTCTTCTTTTTGTTTTTTTGCCATAATATAATATATAATAAAATTAATAAAATAAAGGGTCGAGGCCGAAGCCTCGATCCTTAATAAATAGTTTACTTCATTAACATAAAGTTGTTAGCACCTTGTACTACTAAACATCTTTCTGATAAATAATGAACTTGCATTGCGTCAAGCGCAGATGTAGCAGCTCCAACAGAACCAGTAACCCAAGTTTTCATTCTTCGGTCATCAGTTTGTGAAGATCTAAATCTTACGTGTAAGAAAGGTCTTTTTAAGTTCTTTCCTAAAGCTTGATCATATACAGAAGATACACCAGCAGGTATAATAACACCTCTGATTGCAGCAGAACCTGCAACACGGTTTATTTCACCTCTTGTAGCTTTGTCATTTAAGTATCTGAAGTCAGACTTATAGAAGTCATAAGAACCTCTTCTGAAACCAGAGAAACCTAAATTTAATGCCATATCCTCAGAGTTGTTGAATACACCGTATGATGTACCACCAGCCCCGTAAGAGTTCATAGAAGCTAACATATCATCAAAAGCAAGAGACGTAGCTCTGTTTACAAATAACATGTTTTCTTCAATAGCACCTTGCTTATCAAACTCAGCTAAAATTGCATCGAACTCAGCTAAATCAGTAGCAGCGTTAACACCAGTTACACCAGAAGTTAAGTTACCTCTAGACTCAATAGCAGCGAATAAACCTTCAGTACCAGCACCGTTAAGACCAGCGTCGGCAGAACCTCTGATTTGCTTGTTAGCAAAACCTATAGGCGATAATAAAGCAGTTTTCTCAGCTTCAATCATTGTCATTTCTAAGTAATCAGTAAATCTAGCTCTAGTATCACCTTCAGCCTTTAAGTACCATAAGTAACCATTTTGTCCTTCTTCACCAGAAATTTCAACCCAACCAACTTGAGAAGCATCAGATCCTGAAACTTCGTAATAATCTTTCATGATTATTGGTTTGTTGTTAAATTGCTTGAAAGATGGCTCAATAGCTTCTCTTCTATCAGCACTGTGAGTACCAGTAATATCAGAGTAAGATTGACCTTTACCATACTCAGAACCTATAACTAATAATATAGATCCACTAGTAGTTGTAGCATGATCAGTTAAATCAACTTTGTCATAAGGCTCAACCGAAACAACGTTTGAGTCTGGAGTTTCTACTACTAAACATTTAGTAACGATACCTGCACTTGCAATAAGTACAACATCATTTACTCTAACACCGTGAGTTCTAGAAGTAGTAGTACCAACAGTAGTATCACCGTCAATGTCTTTTGTAATTTCGAACGTACCATTAACATCACCAGCTACAGTAACTGTACCTTGATACGATAAGTGTAATCTACCTTGCTCAGACCAAATAACTTGATCAGCAGTCATAGATTCTTCAGCTCCAACTTGTGAAAGAAAACCAGAGATAGTTCTGTTACCGAATACCTCAGCTTCTTTTTCCATTAGATCTGGTAAATATTGTTGAGCCCAACCTTGAGTAGTTGTACTCGTAAAATCGATGTAGTTTGATGCTAGTGTTTGTTGCTTTGGAGCAGGTACACTATTCAAACTACCTCCTGCAGTAATTGCCATAATTTTTAAATTTTAAATTTGTTATTTATTGTTTTTAATTTTAAACTTAAAATCAGAAGAATTATCACCTAATACTTTTACTTTCATACCTCCAGCTTCTACTTCACCAAAAGATTGTCTTGGATTCATATCAACATTTTTAGATTTAGCTATACTTTCTTTTAAAGCATCAGCTTTACCTTGTTCGTAGAAGTGTTTTGCAATAGCATCAGAATTCATAGCAGTAAACAATGACTTATGATAGCCTTCAGCATCAACCAAAGCTTTATTTTTATCAACAAACTTTGTCATAAAATTTTGTAAGTTACTTTGTTTTTGCTTTACTTCGTTTATATTTTTAACATTAAACCTAAATTTCTTTTCACCAACATCAAAGGAAAACCCTTTAAATTTATCGTTAAAAAGATTATCAGTTTTTTGATCAAAAATTTTAGTGTTATTATCTACAACTTTTTTAGTCTCTTCTGACTCTTTGTTATATCTATTAAAAAAATCCATAGCTTTTTGTTGTTCTTTGGTCAACTTTGACCCAGCTTTAATTTCTTCATAGTATTTAGACTTTTGCCCGTCTAAGTAGGCTTTAGCGCTGGCAACTTGCTCTTTTAACGCTAATTTTTTTCTTTTTACTTCTCTATCGTCGTCTTCTTCTTCATTATAAGAAAATGAATCTTCCATTAAAAAACTAATCTCTTCATCCGTAAGATGTTTTTTAGTTTGTTTATAATACTCTCTTAATATACTATTATCATCGTAATTAGTATAATCTTGATTAAGACGAACATAATCGTTTATATCACCACCAGTTTCTTCCATAAAGTCCATTAACTTTTGAACATTTTCAGGAAGTTCTTTTCCAGTTTGTTGAGCTTCAGCTATAGCTTCTTTAGTTTCTTCAACTAACTCTTCTACTTGCTCTGTTACTTCTTGTTCGGTTACTTCTTCAAGAGTGGGCGCTTCATCTTGAACGTTGTCGGCGCTGTCTCCGGTAGGTTTTTCATCTGTTGTTTCGACGTTTTCTTTCTGAACTTCTCCGCTAGCGGCTTGTTCGTCGCGTACAGATACCTCATTTGTTTCTTGCTCTCGAACGGCATCTTCTTTTATTTTTGGTGGGTTATTTAAATCTACTTTTAAAACGCTATCATCTTCAGCGCTATTAAATTTTGTTTTATCAACTGTTTGCACAGTTTCTTGTGTAGTTTCTTCAACTACGTTTTCTTTGTTTTCTTCCATAATATAATATAATAATAATTAATAAATTTATAAGTTTCTTAGATCAAAGCTTTCTCTCATATTGTTACTCATTGATTCAAAGTTTTTAGGTGTTTTTCCACCTTTTCTTTGATCAATCATTTCACTTTGTTGAGTTGCTTGTATTCTAGTTCTTTCATCTTTTCTATCTTCTTTTGTTTTTTCTCTATTAGCTAACTGTTGAGTTTCAGCGCCTTTTAACTGCATGTTCATTTGAAACTCTATTTGCATTAACTCTTTTTTAATTTGTGCTTCTTGCTGTAACTTCTGTAAATCTAATTGAGCTTCTAATTGTGATAGCTCTGCTTTACTTTGAGTTAATGCTTGGTTTTTTTGCATTTCCATTTGAGCAGCTTGTTGAGCAGCTTGTGTGTTAGATTGAGACTGAGCTTGAATATTTTCCATTTGTAATCTTCTGTCTTTTTGCTCTTTCTTACCTCTTCTTAACTTTAAAAGCTTATTTGCTAGTTTTAAATTTTTAGTTTCTCTAATATCTATAGCATCTTCAAGTTCTATACTATTTTTTTGTAAAGCTACTTGTATATTATTTTCAAGCATTTGTTTTTCTTCTTCATCTGGTTGTAGCTGTATAAACACGCCAAAATCATATAAATATAAATCTTCTATTTCTTTTAATGTAGCTACATTATGAGAACCTATTGCTTGTATAAAAGCTTCTTTTGTTGGTGAATATTCTAATATATCAGATATTCTAAGTGATAATTGCTCGGCTAATTCTGCTGTTAAAAATAAACCAGCTTGTAATACGTGTCTTGTAGCTGTATTACTATTTGCTGCAGCTAATTTTTGTACGCCAACTAAAGCGTTTTTATCTGGAGTACTACCATCTCTAGCTTCGTTAAGCCCCGTAGTATCTCTTATCATTTGCATATAATAGTTATAGTTAGCTATTAAAGCTTGTATCTTATTACCACCATTACCACTTGTTATTTCTTGTATTGGCACTTTACCAGCATTAATATCTCCTTCTTGCGTATATGATCTACCAATTATACTACCTGTTTGAAAAAACATATTTAACGCTTCTTGAGGATTATAATTTGTACCGTTGCCTAAATCAACTTCTGCTAAACCATCAGCATCAAGATAAACACCGTCTGGTACCATGCGATTTAAAACTTGTTGTAGTTTTAAATGAGTTAACTGTATCATATCAGCAAAACCAGTAATACGTCTTACTAAGCTTTCTATTCTACCTTTATACATACGTGGAGCTACTATACTATAATTCATCATAACTTTAGTATAGTCACTTTTAGGACGCATCATGTTTTTAGACATTTCCCATTTTAAAAGCCTGTTTGTACCAAGTATTAAAGCACCTTCATATAAAACTTCTATACTTCTATGTAGCCTTATAAAATTACCTTCTTTTTCTTGAGGTGGATTAAAACTATCATCTTTTTCTATAGCTTTATCAGCGCCACTACCGGTTTCTTTTACCTTGTAAACTTCGTTCATATAAGTTTTATAATTAAAATATAAAACTTGAACTTTATTATTGTCTTCTTCTTTATAACCAGCAACCCCTTGTAAATAGTTTTTTTGATATGTTTTTTTATTTTTAACTATATCTTCTAAATCTTCTTGTTCTAAAAACGGAAACTGTTTTACAAGTTCATTTACTGGGATCATTTTAACTTCACCAACATAATATATATCATCAAAGTAAGGTGATTCAGTATATGAATAAACTAAATCAGCAGGATCAACATATTTAATAACAGCTCCTTCTGAAGTATTAAAGTCAGTTTTTGCAGCGCCAATACCTAACACTGTTAAATCATAATAAAAACGTTTTTGAATTAAATCAAATTTATTACCTTCAAATAACAAGTTTAAAGCTTGTTCTTCCGCTAATTCAATAGGTTGTTTATAATCAAGCTGCATGTGTAATTCTAGCTCTTCTTTACTTTCAGGTAAATTTATATCAGTTTCTCTAGTGTTTACATCAAACTGTAACTCGTTAGCACTGTTAATATCTTTTAACTCCATGTCCATTAAAACAGATTCCATGTAGTTTGTTCTTTCTTTAACACCAAACGGATCTATTGCATAAGCTTTTATATCATAAGTTCTTTGTGTCATACCATTTACTAGTATATCTACAAACTTAGGTATAATAGGTACTGGCGTCCAGTCTAAATTTAAATAAGACAAATCACCATTTATAGACAATTCGTTTTTATATTTTTGAACTGATTGTTCACCTCTAGCATATAATCTTAAACCATGATAATTGTTTCTATTGCTACTGTATCTTGATTGATTATTATCATCGTAAAACCACTCTTGTTCAATAGCTTTTGCTACTTTTAAACCGTAATCATAGCTTAGTTTTTCAGCATCGCTTACTACTTGACTTGGAAAATAACTTTTTATAACAGACTCTGCCATATTTATTCTTTAATTAATTTAGATGTATTGCCTTTATTTTCATATCTAGCAATACTTATGTTTAGTTTTGATCTTTCTATTTTAGCGTTTGGTCTATATAAGTGTCTATTACAAGCCATTATAGCAAGTCCAGAGCTTATAGAAGCATCATATTTAGTTCTTTTATTTATATCAAATTTAGCCCAATCATTTAACAACTCGTTAAAATAACAATTGCCAAACTGACCTTCGTTATTCATGCCAACATGGCTTTGAATATACATTTCAATTGCAGCAGCGTGGGCTTGTTTAATATCTTCACTTGTATTTGGTATACCACCTATTTCTTTTTCTGCTACAGATAATTTGTTCCATATTTTATCAGGGCGATTCATACTATAACCACGATAACCTCTACGTCTTAAATAATATAATAATCTTGGTTTATTGTTTTCCGCAAGTAACGGCATACCGTAAAACACTAGTGCCATTAAAACATCTTCAAAAAATATCTCTGCTGTTTGCGGTCTTGCTAAGTATTCTAAAAAAAATTGGTTTGGTGGCGCATCTTCCATGCTAAACTTAGTTAAACCATGCAACGCTCCTTTAGAACCTTTACCATCTACGGTTCCTGATATATCATACGAGTCACAACCAAAAGCTCCTGTATGTTCATTGCCAGGGTATTTAATACCGTTTTTTATTATAATTTTATTTTGCATGTGGGTAGGTGGTACCCAGCTTATTTTAAATCTACCTTTTGGATCTGGATAAAATATAACGTTTGAATCTTTTATACCGTTAATCCATTGAAAATTACCCGTTGAAATACCTAATGTTCTAGACATTTCTTCGTTGTAATCTATTTGTTCGTATATCTTAACTAAGTTAAATATACTGTTTTTTGTTTCATCTCTAAACGCATGTTCTGTAGTTCTTGGAAACTGTCTGTAAAACTCATTTAACGCGTCACTATCTCCTTTTAATCCTTCAGCTTCGTTTTGCCAGTGATCAATAATACCATAATCTATTAATTCTCCGTGTGGTCCGTATACATCATTATTTGGATTATTAAAGACTGGATTTCCGTATTCATCAATAAAGCCTTCGTAGTTCCACTCCATTGGGATAAAGAGAGAATATAAGCCAGACTTTGTTTGTCCATTACGATTTCGTCTTGATACATCTGAATCATTATATAATTTTTTAAAGTTGTCTCCACCTTTATCAAGGGCGTTGGAAGTTGAGCCCATCATACATTTACCAACTATTCTACTACCTAATCTTAAACATGTTTTTGTAACACGCCAATTATTTAAAATATTATCTGGTCTTTCCCACTTACCACTTTCATCGTGTACTAACAGTGTAAGCTTTTCTCCGTCATAACTGTTATCACCTGTATTTTTCCAGTCAATAGTAGTATCAAGTCCAACCAAGTCTTCCTGCTTTTCGTTTGCAGTAATTTTTTTACGAGTAAACTTACTCGCAGGTACACGGTAAGCAAGCTCAGACTTAGGTCTATCCATACCATCTTGTATCGGTTTAAAGAAAAACGGATAGTTAACAGATATTGGTACAACTTTGTCTGTAAACATTTTTTTAGCATCGGCTCCACTTTTAGATAATATACCATACCTACTATCACTTGATATAGTAGCTAGATTAACTGTTTCAGCTGACGACATAAATGAAAAACCAGATCGTCTGTTTTTAAGGTAACACATACCATAACAACGCTTATCTGCTTTACATGCTTCCCAAAATATATAGAACAAACGGTTTGCTTCTCTAAAATCAGGAGCACCTACATCTATTTTACTCCATTGCAGGTACATATAGTGGCTACCTGTTACATAGGTTGGTTTACCATTATTGTTAAACCAAAAACCTTCATCTCTTCTTTTAAACTCTTCGTCTATATAATCATACCATTGATCTTTTGCTTCTTCAGGATATGATCTCCAGTCAAATATATTTTTTAATTTAGATAATTGTTTAGGATATTCTATCCTTTGCCATTTACGCTTGGCATGCACGTACACGTTGGTTGGCACTTTTGGTAAAGCAATTCGTAAACTTTGCATTTCAATGATTTCGCCAATTGTACCATTTTTTGATATAACGATAATATCATGTTCTTTATTATATCCATATTCCCATTTTTTACCTTTATTCATACGAGTTATAGTCGTACGTTTAACAGGTTCTATTATTTTAACTAATGTTTGTTCGTAACTCATCTTGACCTACCTTCAGCAAAACCTTTAAAAGCTTTATTGTTTGCTTTGTTTTCTTTACCTTCAAGTATATTTTCTTCTTCTTGTATTCTATTTAGTATTTCAAACGCATCAAATATAGCTAGTTTTTTTGTAGCTGCAGCATTTTTTAATCTGTCAGCGCTAACATCATCTTCTGTGTTTGTAATAATTTTTTCTTTAGCAACGTTAATTAATTCTTCAACTGCTCTGTGCCCAGCTTGGATTATAAGCTTTTTCGTTTCCTTGGTATTCATATTTAATTGTAATAAATTTAGTGTACACTCTGTATAATAACTCACCATCAATAACAAATTTATAATCAGAAGAAGGTGTAAAACCAATAAGATCGTTTATTTGAAAAGTATTATCAGTATATTTTATAATACCTATATTTTTTTGTGTTTCGCTATTACTGTATTTGTCTTGGTTTTTTATGGGTTTAACCCAACAAAACCCTTTTGGTGATAACCACTTATTATTTTGTTTGTATAAAAATATTTGATCAGGATATACAATATAAGTATTTTCGTTAAAATAGTTTTTGCTATTTTTTTCTTCACCTTTTACATTATGCCAACGTCTAAATACATTATGATGTAGTATTACTTCATTATCCGGCTTTATATTTGTATCACCAATTATAGGAGTAGATATTACTTTTGCAGTTCTATTAACGTATTGATGGTTGAAGATTTCAGTGTTAATTATTAACTCTTTATCTCCAACCTTCTTTACGTTATTGTACCTTTGTCCTATTGGCGTTACAACAAAGTTGTAAACGCTTTTCATTAGTATTCTAAATTATATTCAACAGATACTGCCATGTTTTTATTAAAGTCTTTCCAAGGTAAAACATCTTTGTTTTTTTTAATATATACAGAAAACTTTTCATCTTCTTCTACTATATCACAAATAGTATGTCCACCATATACCTCTTGACCTACAGCATAGTGCATTGCATCATTTTTATAATCTTTACCGATACTAATCTTTCTTATTAGCTTCGCCATCTTCTTGATAATTTAATGTACCGTCTTGAATATTAACGTTTACCGTGCCATATTCTTTTTCAAGCTCTTCTTGAACAACTTTAAGTTCTCCTTGTAAATGTTGAATAGTATGTAGCAAAGTATGTTTGCCAGCTTCATATCTACCAACTTCCATTTGAGCTCTATTAATATTGCTAACGATCTCTTGTATTTTAGTTAATTCTTCGTCAGTTACTTTTTGTGGTTTAAGGTCCACAACCTCTTCTTTTTTTGCCATTTTATTTAATTTAAGTTAATTTATTTATTTATATTTGTCCGAAATAAGCTATTAAACCACCTGTTAAAGCATCTGCTTGTAAAGATACAGATTCCCAAGTACCATAAAGCATAATACCAACTGGTATTTTATTGTTATTTGCAAACGTTTGTCCACCGGTACCTACATTTGTAAACTCTCCATCTCTTACAAAAGTTAAAACATCATCGTCACTAGCACTAAAGTTAGCCACAGTAGATATTTCTTTTGTGTTATCACCATCTGGATCTAAAGCTAAAACTACAGCCAGTTGTGTACCAACAGCGTTAAATATTTTATCTCCAGGTTTTATACCGCCATTAGCTGCATTTTCTTCGTCAAATATAACTTTAGCAGCAGTTGACACTGCGCCGTTTACAGTTCTAGTAAATCTACCAGTTGACCCTGCTGCCGAAACTGTGTTAAAGTCTCTAGTAGCATCTACAGCCACTAAAGAGCTTAAAAGTATTTCTTCGTCAGTAGTTCCTATAGCTTGTATAGCTATGATAGCTTGTCCTTGTGGAGCTGTAATAGTATTTGCCGCCGTGTCAGCAAAAGCTGATCCTGTAATTCTTGATACAAAATCTTGTCCTAATAATCCCATAATTTTATTTTTTTACTTTTTCTAGTGATCTACCGCCAAAGTAAGCACCGATCACTGTTATTAATACTAATTGTAAAAGATCTACGTATGAGTCTTTTACATCAAAACTTATTGCACCAGCATCTATAAATACTAATAACACTGTGCTTACTACTAAGAACACTAATACTAGTGGTCTTATGTTTTTACTTAACCACGAGTCAGAGTTCATATCTAACTTCCACCTTTCGGTTACTTGCTTTTGCATTTCAGCTTCGTAACTCATGATTAAATCTTTTATCTTTGCTTCAGCAGCTAGTTTTTCTTCATCAGTAGTAGTTAAGCTATCTATAACATTACCTACGTTTTGCACTAATTTACCAGCTCCGGCTGAAAATACTTTACTTAATATACTCATAATTGTAATTTAATATCCACCACCACCTCCTCCTGATCTGTATGTACGCGTGAAAGTTCTTGTGGTTCTTGTTTGTACGTTTTGTATTTGTTGAGGCGTTAAA